GCTTCCTTGGTTGATTCGAAAGAATCCAAACCAAAACCCCCCGTCGCAAAGACCTACATCCTCCCCCCAGTCCTCCCGGTCGGGGCGCCCTCGATCTTTCGCCCCGAATACATCACCATGGTTTCGGAATTCATGGCGAACGATTATTCCCTAACCGCATTCGCCGGTCACATTGGCGTAACGGCCGAAACCATCACGAAATGGCGCGCACGCTACCCCGAGTTTGACGAATCATGCAAGATTGGTGCCAACAAGAGGGTTTTGTGCCTCGAAACGAAGCTAAATGACGTAAAATTAACCTCCGTGAAAGCTAATGTTGGGATTTTTAAACTCAAAGCAACCGCACCGTTAGAATATGGCAAGGTTTTGGACATAAATGACCAAGAGAATGAAAATGCACAAGCAATGCGTGATGTTTTTGCCACAATCGTCGCGGGCGCCGTTGCGAGCGTTACAAAAGGGCTGAAAGGAGTCTCGGCGGCTGGAATCCCCGCGATTGAGGGGAGCTTCGAAGCGGTGATCGCCGATGAGACAAGCGAGGCGGCTTTGGAAGACAGCGGCAAGGTGCGAGAGATTGGGAACGCTGCTAAGACAGGCGCGTTAACGCTTAATGGCACGGAGATCGTGGATAAGGCTTAATGCCTTTTCAGCCGCCTAGCTTTCCAGCCCCTCAGTCCATGCAAGACTCATGCCAAGATCAAAGCCCTAGCGGCGTGCAAGACTCATGCCAGTTTGTTCAGCCGACCGCGATGCAAGACTCATGCCAATGCCTAGAACGAATCGCTAACAGGCATGAATCTTGCTTGTGATTATGGGAAATCGCGGCTTTAGGAGCAAAGCCCTAACGCTTAGGCTCTTAATCCCCGCTTAAGCCTCTATTCCAGGCTTCTGATAATGGGGAATATGGGAAATCGGCGCTAGGATTTGAGGCCAAAACGCTAGGATTAAAATCAAGCCGCCTGCTAAGGCTTTGGTTGGGCAAAGAAAAAGCCCCGCGGCGAGGCGAGGCTTTTGGCTTGAGCGATCCGGGGAGGAGCGTAGCGGTTGCCCTGCCTAGGCGTCAAGGCTTTGGCGCCTGTACAGGCCCCTATATATAGAGTGAGTCTTGCTCGCTTTCAGGCGCCTCGCTAACCAAGCGATTCAGCTGATAAAGAACCTGCGCTAGGCCGAGCAAGGCGCCTGTGGCAATCGCGATAAGCACGTAAAGGCAAATCAGCTCGACTGTAATCAGCGCTCCCGGCACGGGCAGGGCGTTATCTAGCCGCTCTGCGATACAATTGACCGCGGCGAAAAACATGCCGCCTGGGATTGCTTCCAGGATCAAGGCGGTTAAGAGAATCGCCCGCGCGTTGTGCAAGCACTGGCGAATAGCTGGTGTGTTCATGGCGTTTCTTCCCAATTGCAGGCGGTTTTGGCGATGGTTATGAGATCAATGGATTTTTTAGCTGCCCATGCTGCCTCAGCTGCCCGAGCTGCTGCCCAAGCTGCCCGAACTGCTGTCCAAGCTGCCCGAGCTGCCCAAGCTGCCCGAGCTGCTGTCCAAGCTGCCCGAACTGCCTCAGCTGCCCAAGCTGCCTCAGCTGCTGCCCAAGCTGCCTCAGCTGCTGCCCAAGCTGCCTCAGCTGCTGCCCAAGCTGCCTTAGCTGCCCGAGCTGCTGCCCAAGCTGCCTCAGCTGCCTCAGTGGTACGATCTTTACCTGACAACCAGCTATCAGCCCATAGATTCCAAGCCTCGTCAGTGAAAACAGCTTTTGCGCATAGAATCGCAAACCTGATTTGTTGTTCTTTCGTAACTATCGGCAACGCAATCTCTTTAACCGTTGTGAGCGTTACACAACCGCATTTTAGCCGCCCCTCGCTTTTAGCAATCGTGCCTTCCGCTTCCCAAAGCCGCGGGTTTGAAAAATTTGCGTGAATCGGGTTAAGCAACACAGCCAGCAACGGATGCTCATAAGCATGAACAAGTCCCGGCCTGCATAGCTCCCCCTCGCCCGTCCCAGAATGTGAGACTCCCTTGCCCCAAAGGCATTTGTTTGATTCACCGCGACGTGTGTAACCTTCTTGATCCGTTAACTTGTAAAGCTTTGTCATAGCGTTTTTCCTTATGCCTGATTGTCTATCATTGCCCAAAAAGAGGAGCGTTTCAAGCTCCCCTAATTAGCGTTGACTCAAGCGGCGAATAGCTCCGGGACTTTGAAATCAGGCAGCAAGAGCCCCACTGCCTTAGCCTTCATAGCCGCGCCTGACCCGAAGTTAGCACTATAACCAGGAGCGCTCATACGCGCGCCGTAACCGTCTCGCACACTAATCTCCCATGCTTCCCGATTCTCCGTATAATCCCTTACGTCTTCAAACGTAGGATGCATGGTCTTCTTGCTTGGATTGCCGTACACAACGTCAAACGGGATCGCGTCAACGCCGCAAGGTCCATCAACCATGATCCACCGGCCATATACGATTTGCGTTTGCATGAATGCCATTGCCTTGTTCCTCTCTCAATTCAGTCTCTATTATATAAAGCAGAGTCGCGCGTTATGCAACACTCTCTTATCGCCATAGCTACGCAATGCCTCATTATCTCTAAGCGCCACACGCATACCTCTTATGCACTACACGCTTATCACTATGGCACGCTTAATGCCTTTGCCTTTGCCTTGCGCCTTGCGCCTTGCGCCTTGCCAGCTGCAACGTCGCGCGCCTTGCCAGCGCTCAATCCCCCCCCCCCCTGTCCTGGCGGCTTAGGCCTTCGCAAGCCCCATGCCCCCCGTAGCCGGGGAGGACGGAAGGACGGAGGCGAGGAAACGGGCTATCCCCTCGCTAAATTTTTAACATTTTTTGCATTGCCCTTGTCATTATCACCATAGCCGCCTCTTTTAACGTTGCACCTTCTTGAACTCTATGCGTTGGGTGTTTAGGCTTTATGCTATGGAGAGCCTTTGTGATTCCTGCCCCGTGCCTGGAAAATGCTGTCGCGTGTTTACGCTTAATGGCGGCCTTCCTGAACTTAAGACCGTGGAGGAAGTGCAGACATGGATCGATAAACGAAACGCCTCGACAGACGAGACGCTTCCTTTCAAGCCGTTGTTTCGTGATTCAAAAGAAGCATGGTGGTTCTGGTGTCCTAACCTGAGTCAAAAGACCGGAAGGTGCCTAGATTACGAGAACAGGCCAGAGACCTGTTGGAGCTATGAGCCGAAGTCGTCGGGGCTTTGTGTGCTGTTTGAGGAGCCTGCTGTTGAGACAATGGAGGCGTCTGAAGCTAAGGAAGGCGTGCCAAAGAACCCTCTTTAAACCCCCTCCCAATCATGCTATCTAGAAACTTGGGTGCATTCTAAGGTTTCTCGTTATCATGGCTGACGCTAAGCTCTTGGCTTGTGTGAAAGAAACTCGGTCTAAGGCAGACCACCAAGCAATCAAGCGGCTGATTTTAGAGCAGCGGGAGCTTAAAGAGAGGAGATTATGGGCGCAAGCTGAGACGATTGCAGCGGTGAGGTTTCATAAAGGCAGGGGGATGAGTGAGAAGAGATTGATCGAGCTTTATGGGAGGGGGTTGATTGAACAGGTGAAGAAGGCGGATGATTTGATTAGCGTAGAAGGATAAAGCCTCATGTGGCAATCGATTGAGACAGCACCAAGGGACGGGACGCCTTGTTTGTTCTACAGTCCGGGAAAAAAGAGAGCGTCTAATCAGAACGCAGACGCTCCTTATTATAGAGTAGACAGCTTCTCACCAAAATGGCCGAGTGCCCATTTCCAATATCCTGAAGCACCTTACACGTACTGGCTTCCGCTTCCTGAACCGCCAACAACTAGAGAGCCGATACAGCATGGAAGCTCTATAGGCTTTCCAGGCGGTGTTCTTGGCGTTGATGGAAAATGGTACTAGGCAATAGATAAAGGCTAAGGCTCATGGACTTTATTCCAATCACCTATGACGGCGCTTGGGTTGTTTCCCGAATGCCCGCGGATGAATCTCTCGTTGAGATCAGGCTTAAGGACGGGACGCTGACCAAAGCTTTCTTCTCTTGCAATATCATGGAAGCAGGAGATTGGGATTTCATCCCGGTTGATGAAGATAATGAGCCGGGGGATGGGGAAAGCCTTGCGGCGAGTGTGGTAGCTTGGCGTTATCTTGAAGAGGTACAGGCATGAGCGACAGCATCCCAGGCTCCAGCCAGTCCAACCCAATCCGCTATCGCGGTTGGAACATCAGCCTAAGCGGCAACGGCGATCCGATTGGCGAGGTATGGGAGTTCTGGTCGGATGCGTTTGACGGTGCGCCTGACAGCCCAACGAGGTATGAATGCGGCACTGCTGCGTCTGAGCAAGAGGCTAAGCGCAAAATTGACGACATGTATGATCCTGATTTTGGAAGGGCATTAAGCCAAAAACCAGAAAAGCGGCGTGTAACCCATCTAACTGTTCAACAGCAATACGCTGTCGAGTGCGCTAGTGTAATCTTCAATAAAGCACACCGGAACATTGGTTATGGACTCTACCAAGTCGGAAGTTCACTTACACGGCAGAATTGGCGAGATGTTGATTTACGTTGCATCGTTGGCGATGTTCAATTTGATGAAATGTTCAGGTGGCTATATTCTCCGCAGCACTTATTCATGAACGTCGTTATCTCGGAATGGTTTGAACGACGTACTGGACTGCCTGTTGATTTTCAGTTTCAGCGACAGACGGAAGCCAATGCGGAATTTTCATCTAGGGAAGGTCATCGTCGAAACTGTGTCGGCATTGCTATTGAGGCAAGCTGGAACGAAGATCGAGATCGTAAACTAGCTGCGGTGAAAAACGCAGTTTAGTTGGAGAGGAAGGCTTCACATGCCCATATGGTTAGGAATCGCAGTATGCGTCGCTGTGATAGCGCTTATATTTACTGTCTTAGCTAGCCCTACTAATTCCCGCGGAGACTAAACACATGTTGGATGTAAGCTTCTCGCCAGAAGACGAGCCTCTTAAAGTTCAAGTCGTTGGTGGACGGCTTGTAATCACCATCGGCATTGCTTGTCTCGCACACGCTATCGAGTTTGATCCTAGCCTTTCGCTGTTTAACGAGGAAACTGGCGAGTTCGAATACCCCGAAGTCACTGACCCGCTGGTTTTTGCGCAAGCCATAGACTGTGCGCTCTCGCAAGAGGAAGAAGACGGCAGCACACCTGTCCACCGGATGCTCGATAAGGCTGCGCTAGACGCAATTGAAAGCGGTGCCGAAGGCGTTCACTGTCCTGGAGACTAAAATGAAAAAGCCCCTGCTTGCAAAAGCCCGTCCAAAAACTCTCTACGTCTCCCGTCCTCTTCTCAACGCTAAAGCGCTCTTCGCTTGGGCACAGCGTAATGGCTTTGAGCAACCGCTTTCTCCTGACGACATGCACGTTACCTTGGCCTTCAGCCGAAAGGCGTTCGACTGGAGTCATCTCAAGCCCAAACGCAATCGTGTCATCATCCCTGAAGGCTATGGCGTTAGAAAGCTCGCCCCACTTGGTGACGAAGGCGCGGTCGTGCTGCTCTTTTCGTCGAACAAATTCGAGCTGCGCTGGATAGACTTCTGCAACAAAGGCGCGTCTTGGGATTATGACGACTATCACCCACACGTTACGCTCACATATTACGGCGATCAGCTTGCTCTAACGGGAAAGCTTCCCTATCGTGGGGAACTTGTTTTCGGGCCAGAGGTCTTTGCTGAGGTCGATGAAGACTGGAAAGAGAACGTTTCATAGTGCGTGATCTCCTGCCAATCCTTCCAAAGAAACGCGGTCGGCCGCCCAAAGCCCGCCCCGACTCCGAGGCTGCGCCCCGCTCACGCGATCCTGACTTCATCAAAGCACAATGGGATTTAAAGGAGCGTCAAAAGCTTCTAACTTCCGGTTTAGAAGACGATCTTCCTCCCCCGGCCTCCTCCCCCGCCGCCTCTCCGTATGGTTCTGGCGAAGCCTTATCTCCCGGCGTGGCTTCCCCCGCGATCAGCCAAGGTCGCAACGCCCCTACGTATCGTCTTGCCTCCACGATCCCTAATAACGCGGTCGGCTTAATCACCTTCTACAACCTCATGTATCACGCACGTGGGTTTTCCTTTCCGCCTCACCTGCAATACCCCGCCTTCGCCCTCTCTGACCCTCGTATCAAAAAGCTCCTAATCGTAATCGGCCCAGGGTCGGGCAAAGCCCTGCACCCCGATACCAAAGTCCTTACCAAGCGCGGTTGGCTTCGCATGGGGGCGCTTACAACATCTGACTTCGTGATGATCCCTGACGGGAAGACTTGGGTTAAGGTCCGTGGCGTGTTCGAGCAGCCTTTAAGCCGCCTCTACCGTCTAAACTTTGCCGATGGCTGTTTAATCCGCGCCAATGGGAATCACCTATGGAAGGTCTATAATAAGGACTTCAAGCTTGGAAACGTAGACCTTGACTGGCGCATTCGCACGACTGAGGAGATTTGCCTCTATAAACATGCGCCAAGAGGCAATCGCGTAAAATGGTACGTGCAGCAATGCAGCTCTACATACAACGATCTCGCCAGCTTAGAGATCATGTCTATTCACCAGGAAGCATTCGAGTCCCCTTCCGTCTGCATCAACATCGATCATCCTGCTGGGTTGTTTGTTATCGAAAACAACATCGTCACGCATAACTCTGCGCTCCTCTCTACTGTCTTCCCTGCTTACATGCTTGGCCAAGTCCCTGACACAACCATCGTCGGGATTTCGGCTGGTGAAGCCCTTATGCAAGGCTTCATGTCAGCGGTTATGGAATGGGTTGAACACGCTCCTGGCTGGAAAGCTGCTTTCCCGCAAGTCCTCCCTGACAAAGGCCGTGGCTGGTCCACCGAGCGCGGGATGTTTGTCTCTGGGCACGCGGCTGGCGACCCTGATGCTTCTTATCTTGCGGCTGGGCTTTCGTCTAAGCGCCTAACCGGCGTTCACGCGCGGATTATTATCGGGGACGACTTGCATGATAAGGAAAACTCCTCCTCAGCTGAAGCCTGCAAAAGCGTCCGCGATACGTTTTATTCTCAAATCTTAGGCCGCGCTGATCCGCGCGGTGCGAGATTTATCTTTGCAGGCCGCCGTTGGCACGATGAAGACATCTATGGCCATCTCAAGCGCACAGGCGAATGGGTTGTTATGGAGCTTCCTAACATTCGCGAGAAGGCGGATTATCTGTATTGGGACGTTACGATTCCCGAAGGCTTAGAATGTGTCTTTACAGAAATGATGCGTGGAGAGCATCCTGCCTGTTTAGGCATCCCCAAGTCCGAAGACGCACGTTCGATGATTCAAGCTGTTGGGTTTGAGAACGTTGGTTCGGATGAGGCATTGTTAAAGCCTTCAGAAGAAGCGTTAAAAAGCGCGCTTGCTGAAGAGTCCAAGCTTATCTTCTCTGAGCCTGAGAGGGACATTATCTAGGGTGTTTGAATGTTGAAGAGGCTTTGCAGCAATAGCTCATTGGTAGAGCTTTCTGTTGTCCAACAGAAGGAAGACGGTTCGATTCCGATCTTGCTGCTCCAAAAGCGTGACTGGCTTGTTGCGGATGCACCGCTAAAAGAAGGTCAGGCGCTTGTTAAGCAGTGGCATTATGCACACGGAGGCAGCAACACTTGCTGCTATATGCATGGGCTATACAATCGTGTCTCTGGGCAGTTAGCGGGCGTAGCGTGGTGGCTTCCACCAACGCGTGTCGCTTGTGAGAGCGTCAATAAGCTTAACTGGAAGAAAGTCCTTTCATTAACACGGCTGGTTATCTTACCGGACGTTCCAAAAAACGCGGCCTCTTTTCTGTTAGCACATTCTGTTAGGCGCATTTGGTCAGACAATCGCTTTGTAACGCTTGTCACTTATGCAGACGAAAGCCAAAACCATTTTGGACAGATTTATCGTGCAGCTAACTGGTTGTACGTAGGACGTACAGGCCCTTACCCTCGGTGGTTGGATGCAAACGGAAAACAAGTCGCACAGAAGGCTACAAAAAATCGCGTGAAAGCTGAAATGCTAGCACTTGGTCATACAAAAGTTGGTAGCTTTTACAAGCACAAGTTTGTCCTTCATCGTCCTGGAGAGCTTATAAATGTTGAGGCTTGACAACAGACAAGCAGGAAAGCTGTAAATGCCTTCCACTCACAACGACTCCCCTCGCCGCATCTATCGCGTTCGAATGCCTTATGGCATTGATCCCAAAGGCATGGGTTTTTACTGGCCAGAGTCCGAGCAAAAGCGCTCTGAAGTCTTAATCATTAAACGCTCCTCGCCCGATGTCTTCGAGGCAACTTATCAATGCCGTCCTGGCTCGCGCCAAGGCTCAATCTTCCTAGCCGACGATCTTGATTCCTTTTATCAGTGCCTCGTCCGCGGCGTTCAGTTCTCTCCATCTGAACTCGCTCTCGGAATGCCGTCCCCTTACGTCCGAGATTTTGTCTCGCAAGGGCATTGTGTCCTTCAGGCTTGGGACACGGCTTTCTCCACGTCTCTCCAAGCCGCGCACACCGTCTGCGTCACGGCCTTAATCGTCCCCTGTCAAGCCTACCATCGTGGCGAAAACCCCGCCATCGTCGGTCCTTGTGATTATCATTTCGACGTGCTCATCCTAGATGTCTTCCGCCGTCGTGTCGATTGGGGCGGTTTGGTCAACGCAGCCAAAACCCTTTACCAGCTCTGGCGTCCGCAAGAGGTCTTAATCGAAAAGAAAGCCTCGGGCATTTCCCTTATCCAATCCCTAGAATCCTCAGGCATTCCAATCGTCCCAATGCCCGCCACCGCCTCCAAAGGTGCTCGCGCAGTTAACAGCGTTACGCTAAAAACCGCCGGTTCCGTCCAAGGATGGTTTCGTCAGCACCGCGTCCTTTCCCCTACCTATGCCCCCTGGCTCGAAGCATGGCGCACGGAACTCAAAGACTTCTCCGGTAACGACGATGCCTCATCCGACCAAGTAGACGCCACGGTCCATCTCGTCACTCGCGCTATCATCATGGGCTCGGGTATGGTCCACCTCCCGGCTGATTGGGCTCCCGAACGTTCCCAGCTCCCCGGCTACCTTGCCGCGTCTCAAAGCTCCCAGCCCCTCGCCACCGATCCCCGTGCGCTTATGCTCTCCGCCATAGGCGATCTCGTGAACCAATCCGAGGACCCCTACTGGGGCACCTGTGCACGCTGCGTCCATGACGGACAGAAATTTTGCACTATCCAAGGCCGTAGGATGCTTGCTTTGGACTCCTGCGACTCATACGCTGACGACCTTCCTACGGATGTTAACCTGCTCTCGGAAGCGATGCGAAAATGAGTGAATCAAGTCCGGCTGTAACAGCCAAAGCGGCGGTGTTTGACGTTAACGAAGGCGCTGATGCTGTTAAGGGCTATCGTTTCCCGTCCATGCCTGAGAACACCTTAGCTATTGATATTGGGGGTTACGCTAAGGCTTTCGAGAGTATGCTCGGGTCGGATGATCCGATGCTGGCTGCGGCTAAGGCGCTTGGGGTTGAGTCGCCAAAATACACCAGCGCTAAGGCGCTTGGGACTCCTCCTACGGCTTTTAACTTCGGGCGGCTTTCTTACGCGCCTGATGCGACGACTAATGGCGGCGTGATGCAATGGCCGGGGATTAACCCGGATTCCCTTCGCAAGATCGTGCGTGAGAATGTCGCCCCACAGCTTGTTCTCGGAATGCGCGTTGATGACGTGCTTCGTTATTCAAACCACGCAAAACACATTTGGAAACCCGGCTGGCACATTGAAGCCGTCGATACGGAAGATAACGACAAAGCGAACGTCAAGAAAGACATAGCTGAAGCGACACGCTTCATCCAGAACTCTAATATCGAAACGAGCTATACGGAAGTCCGCAAACGTGACTCCAAACGGCTCACAGGCTTTCAAAAGTTTCTTGCGGCTGGAACGCGCGACTGGCTCACCTTCGACATGCTCGCGATCTGGACGGACATGGATATGAAGGAGTGTGTTAAAGGCTACGCGCTTCTTCCAGCAGGAAACATCCGGCTTTGTACGACGGCTGGTTATGAGAACGATCCTGACAAATATGCTGTGGCAGTTGATGAGGGCGGAAGAGTCATTCAAGCATTTACACGTGATGAGCTGACCATTGCGGTGCGTAACCCGCGTACTGACCCTGACGTTTTCGGCTACGGGTACCCGGAGGTCGAAATGGCGATGCGCATTATCAAGGGATTTCAGAATGCGATTGACCTTAATTGTGATGTCTTCGATAAATGCCACCGAGCAGATACGGAGGTTTTGACAAAAGAAGGCTGGAAGCTGTTTGGTGCGGTAGACATCGAAAAGGACTTGTTTGCAACGCTTAATTTGCAGCATGGAACGTTTGAATACCAGAAAGCTACAGCTAAAACATGGCACGACTATTCAGGTGACATGTATCGTGTGGCTTCAAGGTCGTTTGATTTTGAGGTAACGCCAAACCATCGGATCATTACACAATACAAGCCCTCTTTTTTGATTTATGGCGAGACTGATTACACTGTCAGTACTGCACGCGATTTGTTTTTGCAGTTACAAGGCATGAAGAAGCTTTCAAGGCAAAACTATTGCCTTCCGACGACATCTGCGTGGGAGGGTAAGGAGATCAAAACAAAATCGTTTTCTGCCTATCCTACACATTATGGCCGTAAACCTCGAAAGATTTCGGGCGACGATTATTGTGCTTTCTTGGGTATGTTTCTTTCGGAAGGAAGCTTGGCAAAGGGTAACAGCCGCCGTTTAGAGAAAATCTCCATTGCCCAAAGACGCGCTTCTAAGGGTTTCCAACCGTTTTACGCACTGATTCAAAAAGTGCTTGATGCTAAGCCTCAGTTTTATGCAGAAAATTGTTTTGCTGTGAACTGGCACGGCCTTGCTGAACACCTTCGGCAGTTTGGAGAAGACTGCTACACAAAGCACATCCCACAGGAAATTCTTGACGCGACACCTCGCCAACAAAAAATCTTCTGGGATTATTACTGTTTAGGGGACGGCTGTATTCAATGGGTAAAAACGAAGAATGCAAAAAGGCTTAACCGTGTTGAACACATAGCTACGACTAGCCGCCTTATGGCTGATCAACTGCAAGAACTAGCGCAAAAAATGGGGTATGCTGCAACAATCAGTACTGTAAACGCTGAAAAATATATCGTGCCAGGGCGCATCATTAAGGGCGGTACACAAGCGATCAAAACAAGCAGGACTCGTTACGACATCCGCCTAAAAATGTCGAAAATGCAAGCCTTCAATTTAGAGAAGACGCCTTATACAGGTAAGATCGGCTGCGTCACTGTTCCCAATGGAACGCTCTATGTTCGGCGTAATGGCAAGGCTGCTTGGTCAGGAAATTCGAGCATAGCACAAGGTATCCTAACAGTCTCTGGTGGAGCGATCACGCAACGCCAAATCGACTTGCTTACTCGCATGTTTACGAACATGAAAAAAGGCATTTCGAAGTGGTGGGCTCTTCCCGTCATGGGGCTTCCAGATGGTGCAAAACTTGAACTCCTGGACTTGACGCGCTTAAAAGGAAACGAGTCATTTTATAATCTCTGGATGAACATGCTTGCAGGAGCACTTGCAACGCTCTGGCGTTTTCCAGTCCGCCGCCTGGGCTATAAAGTCAGCGGCACAGCGCGAGACAACGAACCTCTTCCTGACTCCTCTATCGCCGCAGTTGACGAAGACGATCCTGGCCTTGCTCCCCTGCTGACGCACTGGGAAGTCGTTATCAACGAATACCTTATAGCAACACGCTGGCCGCATCTGCGTTTTGGCTTCACAGGTAAGACTCCTAAAGAAGACGCGCGGCAGTTCGCGGAGATGAAAGAATCTCGCACATGGAAAGAAGCACGTGCTGAGAACGGTCTTCCGTCGCTTGAGACCTTGGTACAGGATAAAGACCTTAAGAAGCTTGCAAAGATTTTAGAACTAACACCTTCTGACGCTAACAGAAGTGGCGTGTTTCAGACACTTGCGGCGCAGTTCTTAAAGATGATGTTTGAGGGCAGCACAAAAGACGCAGACACACCCGGCTCAGCAATCACCTCTCGACAAGACTCTGCTCTCGCACAAGGTCACGGCCATGCAGCGGGTGTTCGGCGGAATTCTTCGCAAGAAGCTTAGCTAATAGGAGGTTTTATGGTTAAGAAAATAAATGATGACAAGCTCTTCAAAAAGCTCTGGAAAGCTAAAACACCAAGAGCTGAGATTGCAGCGTATTTTGGCGTTCTTCCGGGGACGGTAGACTCTAAAGCGCGAGCGTTTGGGCTTCCTAGACGTTTTGGACGAGCGGGCGGTAAGATGTGGACTCCAAAAGACATAGCCTTACTAAAAGCACTTAGGGCTAAGAATGTGAAATGCGCTGAGATTGCGAAACGCCTTGGGCGTTCTGTTGCAGCAATTTACCACATGAGTGCGTATGAAGGTCTTACAACAGAGGCTTTTCAGTGGACTAAAGCGCAAGAACGTGCGTTGCGGAAGTTGTGGCCTACTCACGCAGCTGTTGCAGATATAAGCCGTATTGTTAAAAAAGACCGCATGGTGCTTTTTTCTAAAGCGCACCTCCTCGGTTTGAAACGTCCACATATCCGTCCTTCAAACCCAACCAAGCCCTTAGCACAAATCCCCGAAGCAAGAGGTTTTCTATAAATGAAACTCACACGTCCTCCGTTTGTGCTCGCCCTGCCTGGGGATATTTCTGGTTGCGGTTGGCACCGAATTCTTCGTCCAATGCAGATCATGGGGCGCTGCGGTGTTCTTTCTGGCCGTGCCGAGATGTCTTTCCCGTCTGATCCTGTTCTCAAAGCCATAAACCCCTCTATCATTGTCTGGCAGCGTCAGACCGAAGACTCTCACCTTGCCACCATGCGCCATTGGCGTGAACTCCTTCCTGACGCCTTCTTTGTCTTTGAAGTCGATGATGCGCTCTCTGCTGTGCCTTCTTATTCCTGGCACGCTCCTTACATGACGCCAAACATTGACGAGAAAATTCGCAGAGCCGTCGCGCTATGTGACGCCGTTACGGTCACAACGGTCGAACTCGCTGATCATATGCGCTCTATCTGCGAGGAAGGCACTGATATCCGCGTCGTTCCTAACATGCTTGGGCGAGACGATCTAGAACTCACCACGCAAATCCGAAAGCAGTTCATGCCTCCTACGCCCGGCCAAAAGCTCCGTATCGGCTGGGGAGGCGGGATTGGTCATGCTGGCGATCTCGCAATTCTCTCTGAAGCCTTTATTGCGCTCAAAGATGAAGTCGAATGGGTGTTTCTCGGCATGGACCCGCCTGTTCCAGAAGGCGTTCATAAAACCTACGCCGGGGCGTCTCCTCCCGACCGCTATCTCGCCTCTCTTGCTTCAATCAATGTTGATTTGATTGTCGCACCTTTGGAAGACAATCTCTTCAATCGCTGTAAATCCAATCTCCGTCTTGTTGAAGCAGGCGCTTGTGCTTATCCAACTATTGCCTCACCAGTCGGGCCTTATCTAACCGACTGTCCGCCCTTATTTGCCTACGCTGCTACGCCTGCCGAATGGATCAGCGCCATTCGATCTTTTATTGACACAACAGCCGAACGCCGTCGTCATTTCGGCCAGATGCTTCATACTTGGGTAAAGAACTTCTACATTCTCGATGATCACGCTGAAAAGCGTCTTGCGGCATGGCTTCCCAAAAACGTGCGTCCCTTCAAGCCAGCGCTTAACGCTAAAGGCTCGGGCGTTTGCGTTGTGGCGAATAAAGCCGAATTTGTCGAGGCTTTGGACTCCTCAGAGGACATCCTTTATCTCCGTCCCGGCGCGACCTACACAGAGGACTCTCTCGCCAATCTCAAAGCAGTCAATCTCGATGTTGCTTGCGCTCTAACCAACGACGGTGGGCCTTGGGGTTTTCCGACTCAAACTGCCTTCTCTCCTGTTGACTCAACTGCCATGGCAGGGATTAGCTTGTCTTGCGCAGCGTTCGCTGAAGCCAAACCAATCGATCTCGTAGCCGCAAGCGGCCCAGCTGTTCTCTGTCGGCGCTCTGCCTTAGCAGCTATCGGCTCGCCTGATCTCGATGATTCCTCGCTCGAAATCGCGCTTCTCGAATGGTCCTGTGCCGCACGCGCGCGGGGGCTCAAAGTCGGTCTCTGTCCTAGCGCTTTCGTCGGTGTGCCTCACGCTTCCCCGCCACTTAAAGAAGAAGCCGACACGGCTGCTTTGCGTATTAACAGCCGTTGGCCGCAAGGGAAATCGGACGAAGCTGCGCTTAAAGCGCTTCGCGAAGAGCTTGAATTCTCATTCTATCGTGAGCATTTTGAATCTCTCCCGCCGCAAAGCCGTAGCGATTACACGGCTTGGGCTAACGCGTGTGATACGCGAGGGGAGGCGACTCTTGCAGCTGCGTTAGAGTGGGGAAATAAGCAACAAGGTGCGCCGTTAATAGAGCATCTCTTTTACCCGACGACTGTGGTTGAGCAGCCAGGAGAACAGATTGGTGATTGGCGGTTTTTTGTTCCAGCCGGTGCCCAAATTGCTGGCGACTTTTATGAGCTTCTTAAAGAGCACATCAGCCGAAATCCCGAAGCGCTTATTGTCTACGCAGACAACGATTTTATCACGGACGGCAAGCGCGTTAACCCAGACTTTAAGCCTAACTTTGACCTCTTCATGCTGTTATCGCGTGACTACGTGACCCAGGCGCTCGCGGTTCACAGTTCACTCATTCCTGCTAACTTCGAGGCTACAGCGATCAGCCTTTATGAGCTTGTCCTGACTCAAGGCTTCAGCAATCGCAAGGTTATCAGCCACCTTCCCCGCGTCCTTGCACACCTCCCGCCGCTGAATTTCGAAAATGGCGTACATGAAGCTTCTCAAAAGGCCAAAGTTGCAGCTTCCCTTACTGAATCGCTTGGTCTTACGATCAGACAGAACGCTACTATCCCGCTTCTTACAACGACCTCTTTTGCTTCTCGCGCTGAAAATGTCTTCGCCAGCATCATCATCCCCTGCAAAGACAATCTCGAAATGCTCGCGCCTTGCATCGCGACGATCTTAAAGATGACCTCACACAACGAATACGAAATCCTTATTGTCGATAACGGTTCGACGCGAGAAGACATGCTTGCTTACCAAGCCTCTCTTGCCACCAATCCGCGCATCCGCCTTCTTTCCTGGCCACAGTCTTACAACTGGTCAGCCCTCAACAACTTCGCGGTCAAAGAGGCCAAAGGCGAGGTTCTTGTCTTCCTTAACGACGATACGCGCGTCATGTCTTCTGGCTGGCTTGCTGAACTTATCGGCGCGGCGACTCTCCCCACCGTCGCCACCGCAGGCGCACGCCTCACTTACCCCCATGGCTATGTCCAACACGTCGGTGTTGTCTGCAACTCTGGCCTAACCGGGCACATCCATAAAGGACTAGCGGCCAACAACCCAGGCGTTAACGGCTACGCATTTACGACACATGAATCAACCGCCGTAACTGGCGCCTGTCTCGCTGTCACACGTCATCGTTTTGAGGAGCTTGGAGGCTTTGATGAATCCTTCCCTCACGACTTTAACGACGTGGCGTTCTGTCTTGAGGCCATTCGTGCAGGCTATCTAAACATCGTCTGTTCGCTAGCGGAGCTTCAGCACTTTGAAGGCGTGACTCGCCATAACAGCGGCTTTGACGCTATCAAACTCAAACGCCTCCAAGATGAAGGTGTTCGGCTTGGACAGCTTTATCCCGAACCCGATCCTTACTGGAACCCAAATCTCGCGCTCGCCTACGCACAAAACGGCATGATGCTCGCAGGCATGGACCTCGCGACTTATTCCTATCCACCTCCTTCAATCCCTTGGCAGCTTTCCAAAACCCAGCGTGTTCTCCTCTTTGGGCCGTCTGAAGCCTGCGCTTCTGAATCTCACGACGGGGCTGTCATCTATAAGCTCTCTTGCCAAGGCAACGTCATATCGATCAGCCTTCCTGAGCTTTCAAACGCCGGACCTTGGGACATCCGCCGTCCTGACATTGCCTCCGCAGCCTTTCGCAAGCTTGGGATTGATAAGGTTGTCTTTACAAGCTTGGATGAGGCGCCGCTTCAGCTTCTCTCATTCTTTAAAGGCTTGGGCGTTCCTGTGATTTATCGGCCTAGCTCGGCTGAAGCGGTTTGTCCGCGTGGGAATCTCAAGTTAGAAGGCGACAAGTCTTGCGACTTTGGCTATTCGCGCAACCTCTGCCAAAGCTGCATGAATCTAAACAGCAGCCCTTACGGGAATGTTCTAATGCCTGCTTGGTACGCAGAATGGTTTCGCTTCTTGGCTTCTGAAAACTCAAACATCAGCGTCGAGCTTGATTTCCTTTCTGATCCGGCTGAACGCGCGGCAGTTGAACATGTCTATGGTGAGCAGGCGCCAAAAACAGAAGGTGCTGCATGAAGACTCCAAGACTGGGAGACGTGGTTTATCTTGACAAAGCGCCTGAGCGATTTGGCATCGTCACAAAATGGGACGGTGATAAGGTCAGGATCAGCTGGAGTAGTGTACGGTCAAGTTGGCATGTTGCAGCAGATGTGCGTATTAAAGAATGGGCGCACACAACGCCTATCGGAAGTTAAAGAGCTGAAAACCTCCATGCCCTCCATCATCAAGCTCTCTAAAACTCACGTCTTTCCTCCGCTTGAGCATTACGATTACTATGACCTCGACCGTTTTTGCATTTGTCCTCTCTGCGTTGAATGGCGCGAGCGCTTAAAAGCTTTTCAGCTCGCGCAATCCATCGTCACAACGCGTGTTGCCACTTGCACCACGCGCGGCTGCTTTAATGACATGCGTGGTCCTTGTTCTCTTTGCCGCACCGGTCGTGCTGCGCGTGCGGCTTTTCACGCTTCTGACAACCGCCGTGATCTTTATAGCGAATGCTCCTGGCACGCTTCCTCTATGGAGCTTGTTATGGTTGGGGAATACTTTATGCAGTGGCTGTCTCGAATCCTAGCCAATCGCACAACTTATAAAGACAGTTGGTGGGTTGGAAAGGCGCCTTATCTTTCTCTCCAGTACTGGCTGACCATGTTTCAAATCAGCGTCACCAAGGATCGCGTTTATGAGGACCGGCTTTTCGTGGACCTTGACTCCCTTCCGCGCTCAGGGCTTTTGTCCGACCCGCTTCATAGCTTGACCGTAAGTGGAGAATCGTGATGACCGAAGTCCCAACAACAGAATTCTGCTTATCTTTTACTGCTGGAATGAAGGCTCGCATGGACATGAGCTTTTACAAGTATGGCCCCGTCGCTAACGCCTATCCACACAAAGTAGACGCTATCGGGTCTCTCATGCAGCGCCTTCGGTCATACGCAGAAACAGGCAACACAGAGTATTTAATGGACGCCGCCAACTTTGCGATGATCGAATATATGCACCCTCGCCACCCGAACGCCTTCTTTAAGGCTACAGATGACGACGGGTCTCCTGGGCGTGTTGCATTGCGCACTGGAAGCGTTGATAAGCGGGGGAACAACGACATCGGAACTGGGCAGCACAAATCAGCTATCCGCGATTTTCTCTAAGCAGTAAGGCTGCCGCTGTTTTTCAGACTGCTATAGGCCCCAGCGCTTGCATTACGCTATCCTATCCGGCGCTTATGCCACCACGATAGCAGGCCATTCCTATGCAGATCGCGCAAGACGCCGTAATCATCTCTCTCCCGACAATCGTCAAGGCGTCTACCGATGCCGCAGGCAATCGCGTCGTGGAATGTGAAGTCAGCAACGAGGAATGCGATTCCGAAGGCGATGTTATTGAGCAAAAAGCTCTTATGTCTTCAGCTGATTCTTTTCTCAAAAATGGCCACATCGATCTTGACCATGGCTCTGAGCTTCATCACCGTCTTGGGCTTCCAGGCATTCCTTCCGACTGGATTATTGGCTATCCGAAAGCCGTCAACGATCTTGGTGATGGGCGAACCGGCGTTCGTATGGAGCTTCTTCGCGAGACCGAGGACTCCAACGGCGCGCTTCATAAAGCCGAGTCTGTCTGGCGTGCGATCAAGGCGGGCGTGCGCTATCGCGCTTCTATTTATGGCTTCCCCAAGCCCGGTATGGTCGAAGATTGTCGTGGCAAAAGCCGTGAAAACGGCGCCCGGCGCTTTCATATCAGCGGCATGGACTGGAAATCTCTCGCGCTGACGACTTCTCCTGTTAACGACGCAATCGAAGGCTTTGTTAAAATCGTCTCGGCAAAGGCTTTCATCGCGGCTTTTCTGAAATCCAGTGCTGGCTCTATACCTCCCACCGTCCCAGCTATGAGCATGAGCGATAACCTTTCTTCCCCGCCTACTGTCCAGCCTCTCGACCTCGACGGCGGATCGCCTTATGTCGCGCAATCAGGCGCCCCAGCCGCCCCCTCCTTCTCTTCCCCGCGCAATTTGTCCGACGCCGTAGGCCAATACCATACGCATATCAAAAAGGACTGCCCTCATTCGGGCGGCCTAAAAAGCACCCCCGGCTTCTCCGCACACTTTCAAAACTGCTGCGGGATGGCGCCTGAGATGGCTGAGCTTTTCGCACACGCCCTTATGCATGAGTTGCTATTGTCTAGCCGTCGCCTTTCCTGAAAAAATCCCATTTTTCCTAAAAACCCGCTATTGGCCCTTCCCAATCCCTAGCTGTAATCTTCCTCGCATGATGGCGTGCTGCAATAAACGCGCCTCCACGGCGAAAGCGGAGAATCCTATGCCCAAGTCCAAGATTGCAACCCTGTTGGATGCCCTGAATATCCTGAAAGGGGCCGATCCTGATTTGGTTGAGGCGCTTTCTGATGACGCCGCGCTGACCAAAGGCGTGCTCCAGAACGGTTCGGAAAAGCTTCGTCCTGGCGAACTGGTCGAAGGGCATTTCTTGGAAGGCCAGACCAATCGTTCGGCTACTGCTGAACAGGTTAAGACCGGCCCGGCCCAGGCTGCTTCGGGCGCAGGCGCTGAAGCAATGGTCAAGGAATATTCCAATCCTGTCACCCAGGTTCACGGCGTTGCCGAAACCCCGATGGCCCTCGCGGACATGTTGCACAATTTCAACGCCTCTATGAAGGCGATTTCCAACAATCTCAACGTCTTGGCGAATAGCCAGACCGCTATCAAAGCCCTGCTCTCCGCACTGGTCAAAGCCGATCACGAGGATGAAGCGCAGGAGGAAACCGACGAAGAGGAAGATGAGGAAGAGTCCGAGGTCGTTGAGATCAACGCTTCTCGCGCTAAGTCCTTGATCCTTAAGGCAAAGGGCCTTATCAAAAAGGCCAAGAAAGCCGAAGCGCTCGCCGAAGACGAACCTGAAGACGAAGAGAAATGCAAGGCCCTTAAAGCCGAAGCGAAGGCTCTCCGTAAGGCGGCTGGCAAGCTGCTCGGCAAGGCGCGTAGCTGTGCTTATGCGGCCAAGAGCCTCGAACTCAAGAAATCCGTCCGTGCCCTCGCAGCGAAAGCCGATGTCGATGTCGTGCAGGAGCAGGAAGACGACGAAGAGGACGAGGAAGACGACGGCGAAGAGCAGACCAAGGCTGCCAAAGCTGCAAAAGCTGCCAAGGCCAAAACCGACATCGCTGGGAATCAGGCCGATCACGCTGACCCGAAGACGGGCAATCAGGCTGCTGAAGCTGCTAAATCCGCCGTCTCCCCCGACGACCTCCAGAAAGCCCTCGCTGGTATTGCGACTCTCCAGACCACCGTCGCCGGAATGCTCGATGTTGTCTCTGGCAAAAGCCGCGTAAGCGATCAGGTCCCTAACATCGCCAAGGCGACTCTGGAATCCCTCAACACGATCCCTGAGCGCATTATGGACATGGAAGACTCCGGCACGCTTTCCATGACCGACGCCTTTGCTGCCCGCGACATTTTCTCCAAGCTGGAACTCGTCAAAGGCGGCAAGCTCGACCCGACTGTCGTCACTGACCGCCTTGCCAAGACCACCGCCTCTGTTCGTTCGCTCTTTTCTGACGTTCTGCGAGTCGCTTAACCGCCGTCCGCCACAACAACTGACGCTTGTATCGCCGTAAAAGTCGGCACTCAACGAGGACCAAAATGACTCAGGAGCTAACTGTTCGCGATCACCTCCAAATGGAGATTGCAAAGTCCGTTGACCGGCTCAACGCCATGATCGATCCGAACAGCCCGTTCCGCGGGATTTTGCTCGGGCTGATGATGCCTCAAGAGAGCCGCAGCGCGGACATTGAGTATGTGCGTCAGGAAGCGGATCGCCGGATGACGGCGCATAATGCTATCGCTAAAGCCTTCCGGTCGAACACGCGAGCGAAGCAGTTTAAGTCTTTGCGCGATCTCTCCAAAGACGGTGCAATCACCAAGTCGCAGCTTGACGTTGGCACATTGACGAACTTCTCGGCCATCAACGGTGGCCAGTCGCTCGGCTATGTCTCGCTCGATACACAGATGGCCCGTGGCACGGTTCGGCCGAATTCTTTCACGCTTTATCAGTGCCTTCACAAGTCCGGCGCCTATCAGGTTGTCGATTACTGGCCGTATGCTGCCGATACTGGCGGCGGTCTTCCTGGTACGGCGTTCCAGGGCTTTGGCAATGTTGCCTCTGGCACGTTGTCCACCAGCGCGGGCGTCTATAACCTCAACAACATCACGCTCAAGCTCGCGGTCAATGGCCGTGCGATCACAACTGCCTTGGCAGCGCAGAACTCCTTTGTCGATATCACGGCGCAGGAAAACATCAACGCTGCCCTGACGGTCCTCTCTTCGATCAATTGGACGTGCTATTGGGGCAATCCGACTTTCTTCGCGAATCAGTTCCAGGGTATTGCTGGTTCGATCCCCGCGGCGAATACGTTCAATTACCAAACGTGGTACGCGTCGGTTGGAACGACCAACGGCTGGACTTCGGCTCAGGGCTTGTTCAACCTGATCTATGAAGCTTCGGCGCAGATTACTAACTTCCGTCAGTTTGGCCGGATTACCCACGCGTTCATGTCGCCAACTGCTGCTGGTTCTCTCCAATCACTCGTTACGACCGTCTTGAACAACATTGTCACGGCGATTACGCCCACCCAGGAACGCCTTTCTGGCGTCGTTGTGGATGGCGATTTGCAAGGAATGCGCACGCGCTTTGGTGAGATTCAATTTCCAATCGATCTCTTCATCAGTGCGCGTGATAAGCCTGCCCAGGCGATCCTCTTTGATGATGGCACAAACTACGCGACTGTTTCCAATCCGCTTAAGCCCACGTCGTTGAGCGCTGCGGTGGTCACTGGCGCGGTTGCCAACTCGGCCTGGGCTGGCGGCTATGTCGCGGCCTCTGGCGTCTACAGCTACGCCGCCGCATCCTGCGATGCATCCATGAACGAATCACTCCTGACCTTCATCTCTTCGGGCGCCGGTGCTGGTTCGACCCTGGCCGTGACGGGTGTTGCGGCCAGTGGTGCGATCACCTTGACCGTCACCCCAGCTGAAGCCACCGACGCAGCCTTCCGCATTTATCGCTCTGGCCTTGGCTACGCGCCTGCCACCAGCGGTGCGGCGAACGCGGCTTCTTACCGCTACGTTGGCACGGTTGCGGCTTCGGGGGGTTCGGCAGTCACCTGGACTGATCTCAATACCAAAATCCCCGGCTCGGAAGTTATCTTCCTTCTTGACTTGGACGAGAACGATTTCGCGCTGGACTTCCGTTATCTGCTCCCGCTTACCAAGATTGAGCTTTTCGCCCAAAACCTCTACATGCCTTGGGCAGTGTGCATGATTGGCGCCTCGCGGCTGCGCATTCCGAAATTCCACGGCTTGATCAATAACTACGTGCCTGATCAGCCGAACTGGAATCCTCTCTTGCCGAATGCAAGCGCCACTTAAGAGCTGAAGATAAGCCACTAAGACCTATTAAAAAGAGCCTGCGTAAGTGGGCTCTTTTTGCTTTTGCTATCTGTCGTTAGACCACTTTTCAGCTATAATTGCGCTGCCTGCGGCTACCCTGTACGGAGCACTGCTGATGAAATCCCCTCGTTTTGCCCTGATCTTGGCTTTTATGGGGAGCCTTTTTGGGCTTTTCTTTTCGCCCGCTGCCTTAGCGCAAGATGCTGGGGCACGTGGAATTGTCCTTGCTGCTTGTGCTGGGGCGAACTACGCAACAGCAGTCGGGCAACTGCGTGTTATCACGCTTGGCCCTGATGGAACGCTTTGCATTTCGGCGGTTTCGGTTTCCGGCACAGTGACGGCGAACCAAGGCACCGCAGGCGCAAGCCCGTGGCCGGTCAAGATCGACCAGACCACGCCGGGGTCAACGAATGGGGTGGTGGCGAATGCCGGTGCCAACGTTATTGGTAAGGTCGGCACCGATCCCGCAGCCTACAAAAACGTCTGGATCAAGCCAACCATTCAAAACGCAGCCTATGCTCAAGGCAATGCGCTGGGCGGCCTGATGTCATTCACAGTCACGTCGTCCGGGGCGCTCATGGTGGTGCAAGGCCGGTCAGCCAGTGGCTCGACGGTGGCCAAGACGGTGCGGGTTTGGGACCATAACCCAACTAATACGACCTGCACGGACAAAGCCGCCTTTGTTGGTAGCGCCGCCGATGACCTGTTCATGGTCCTCAACGGTTCGCTTGGGCAATTATTCCCCGCGGTATCTGGTGACGCCGCAACTGCAAGCTTTGGCGCCCTCACGAATTTGGCTCTGTCGTATGTGAGCGACGGGACTACGCTCTACATGTGCGTGACCGATAATACTGCCGAGACGCCTCCGACGACGGGCGACTGGCAGTTCGGCGTTAAGACGGCTCAGTAGGCGAGGCGCAGGCGCATGAAGAACCTCCTCCGGATATTGCTGCTTCCGCTCCTGCTAGTCGGGTTGCTTGCTGCGCCATCTAGCGGGATCACACCCGCCGCAAAAGATGCGGTGCTGTTCTCAGGCGTCGTTGCGTGGACGCAGCCGGGCTCGTCGGCGGACTGCCAGTTTACGACTGCGCAATGCACGATCAATCGGCGCGTTGTGCCAATCACAAGCGTGCTGTCGGTCTCGCGCGCATCGCCAGAACTTGTGCAGTGGGTGAATGGGCATTGGTCTAGCGTTGGTAACAACGTCCTGGCTATTTCCGACCTCGGGTTGCAGGTGTACGAGGCGAGGACGAACAAAAACACCAATTACAACGCAAATCCGACAGACCTGACGAACGTCACGAAGACGGGGGATGCTGCGGCGACGCTCACGGTTGTTGATGATAGTTCTGCGCTTGCCACGGCGCTGCTCTCTCAAATTGCTACCAGCGGCAAAGTCTACAAGCTAGATAATACCAGTGGGTCTACGGCCGCAATTGCAGCAATGGGTGGAACGGCGGGCAATATAAATACCCAAACGCTAAGCGTGTACGCACGAGTTTCGGGGCCTGCGGGCAGTATCTTGCGGATGGTTACGAGTACGGGAGTTTTTGTTGCAATTACCTCTGCAACATACGCCCGCGTCAGCGTAACGGGCACCTCTGTAAGTGCGGATCAATTAGGCATCCGTGCGCAGCCTGGCGCCGTCGTCTACTTCATCCTTAACCAACTCGAAGAAGGCTCCTTCGCCACACCCCCGATCATCACCGCAGGCGCCGCTGCCACGCGGGCTGCCGATAATGCGCCGTGGCAGAGCGTGGCCCTTGCCGCTATGCAAAAGCCAAGCGGCACCATCATCATCACACTTAAAAACGGCGTGCAATCTGTGGCCGGGACACTCTTCGGCATCAACTCTCTCATCGGTCTTGGCAAGACCGTAGACAACAAACTGACGACCGCATGGGGTGGGGCGCAAACAACGGCAAACACCGCGACGTGGACCGGAACAGTCAAGGTCGGTCTGCGGTGGATGCCGACAAGTGTTGCTATCGTGTTGAATGGTGGCACGATAGTGAGCGCCGCGAATACCCCGGCTGCGGTTACGGCGGTGTATCAGGGATCAATAGGCGGGTCGTCAGCATTCCAGAATGGCAACACGGCGCGGCAGTATGTAGTCCCATATGCGATGTCAGACGCACAATTCCAAGCGGCCACCGCCCCATGACTCGCGCCGCAGCCCTAGCCCTCTTGCTCCTCCTCGCCACGCCAGCACTGGCAGACTGCGACACGACATTGATCCCGCCGCAGCCCTACGACCACGTCCCAACGCGGCCGTTCATCGATCACCGCCTGCCGTATTGGGACATCGACAGCGCGTGCCGGGTGTTTGAGGGATTGCGCGACTACCGCGGGCGTTTGGAGGGTTGCGTGATCCCCGGTCGCGTCGACGGCGTGCCGCTGCGGATCGTGCCGAGCGATCTGCCCGTGGTCGAAGTCGCCTGCATCATCCGGCATGAGGATGGGCATTTGAACACCGGCCGATCTGACCACGAAGGGTGGGGTTACGAATGAAGGCTTGAGTTTTTCACGCAGTCTCCTAAGCTAAAAGTCCATGTCTGACTCCTTCAACCCTTTTCGTGACATCTGGCAGGAACGTGTCAGCCGTTATGGAAAACGCGCGGCTGATGACTTGGCAATTGATCGTACTTATTTCAGCCACAGCACTAATCGGCAGCTAAACCTGCTTATTTCGCTTTTCAAAGCGCAAATAGTTGATAAACGAAAAGCTAGAATTTTAGATTTCGGATGTGGCTATGGGAGATTTTCTAACGCACTGGCTAACATTTACGCAACATATCGCGTCTTAGCCTATGACCCCTGTTCGGACTTTTTCAACCTAGCTAGTTACCATAAGCGCGTCCGTTATCGTGCTTGCGGCCCGCACTCGTTTTTCCATGCTGAAAAGCACCTTTTTGACGCTATGTGGATTGTGAATGTCCTGGGATATTTGCCTGATGACATTGTTAGCCAGTACGGGCCGTTGTTAAATCAGCTTTTGGCTCCAGATGGTTTGCTGTTCTTGGTTGAACGCACAGCTGAGAAAGAGGAAGAGTCTGATTCATTCTGGAAAGCACGCACTGTTCCTTTTTACACAGCTTTGTTTCCTGAAATAAACCTCACGCCTGTAGGAGCTTACGTTGTGCAGGAAAAGCAGATGACTGTTCTTGCGGGACGAAAGATAGTGCCCTCTTCTTAAATACGTGCTGGAGAAACCCTGGTCTCTCCGCTACAATCTCCCCCTCTTAGGGAGCCCTCCAATGAAGCATTTTGCGCGCATTCGCCCCAAAAGCCTCCTGTTCAACATCTGGACAGCCCATAACCGTATTGGGGGCGTGATCGCAGGCGTACATTTCAAGCGGCTGAAAGATGGCTCCTTTGAATCTGAAGAGCTTCTCAACGGGGAGTTTCTTGTTGGCGAAGGTAAGGGGCATCCTGATATCGAGGTCTTTAGCGTTGGGACAGAAGCCGCGCCATCTTCAGTGCCTTCTCCAACGCCTCACAAAGCGCCCATAGCCCTCAAAAAATCCCCGCCGCCTGTCGAGAGGGACTAGCTCGAAATGCCTACCTACGCCTCTGGCTACGCGCCAGCCGTCCCCGATCAGGCTCTCTGGCTATGGGACACCAGCGGGGAAGTCCCGGTCGTCTCAGGCTATCCTGTGGGCATCTCGACGGCTTATCCAAGCGGCTACGCCCCGACCAAGACCGGCGTGTCACCGGCCGATCTCCAAGCCTATGTAGGCGTTCCGCTAGTCTATTACGGCAACCCGCCGACTCCTGTTCTCCCTGCGACAATCCAGCAGTGGATTCGCTGGGCTGAGGATAAAGTCGAGCAAGAGACAACGATTCTCCTTTGCCAGACATGGGTGGCCTCTCCGCCTGCGTTGGATCAGCAAATCGCCAATTCTGTAGGGCTGATTACAAAGAACGGCAATGGCCAGCAGCTTGGCTACGACTATGATCTTGAAGACAATGCCTACGATTTCAACTTCGCGCGCGCACAGGATGCAGGCTGGACTTATCTGACTCTCCGCTATCGGCCAGTGCAAAGCACTACGTACAATAAAATCGGCGTATCAGGAACACCCGCTACGCAGGGAATCACAGCAATCAAGAGCATGTCGTTTATCTATCCGCTCTTGAACGAGTATTTTCGAGTCCCTCCGCCGTGGTTTGTTGAAGACCGCAACTATGGCTACATCCGCCTTGTCCCAGCTACGAATGTCCAAATGCTTCCACTTTGGGCAATGCAGCTTGCATTTATGGGGTTTAACGAAAACACGCCAGGGGGGATTTGGGTTAACTACACAGCTGGGCTGACAGCACTCGATTATGCTTCGCATTATTCCTTTATGAAAGAACTCGTGCTTGCTGAAGCGTCGATAACCGCGCTGTCTGCGATCCAAGGGACGTTGAATCTAGGCGCGGAATCATATTCTATGGCTGTTGACGGAATGCAGTATAAGACCACGTATTTTAAGAACGGGCCGTTTGGTCCACTGATTTCTAATTTCGAAAAACGCCGTGAACGATTGATGAAGATGGCTCAAAGCAAGGTGGCAGGACCCATGCTAGGATCGCTTTAGAAAGGTTCTAAATGTCCGCTTCCGGCTATTCTCCCTATCTCCCGCCGATCAATCCCTACGTAATGCCGTTTGGGCCGTTCGACAAGCTCCTCGGCAATTACGGAACGCGACTGACTTGGCAGAAATCTCATCTCTGTCCTTGCACTTTTTCAGGCCAGCTCACTGGCTCTCCTGATCCGCAATGCAACACCTGCCATGGGCTTGGCTGGTATTGGGATACGGCTTCCCCGACTTTCTCTGGCCTTATCACGTTCGTTCACATGTCCCCGTCGCCTGATGAACCCGGCGTGATGATGGATGAGAAATTCGGCCAAATCCAACACGCTGAACCGACGCTTACTATTCCGCAAGCCGCTGGAGCAGTCTGGCAAGAAGCCAGCTTGAACGATGTGTTTGTGCAGATCGATGCGATTGATAGATTTGAAAGCCAGCTTCAAGTCGGGGGGATTCAGGTGGTTCCTTATCAGCAGCTTCTTACCGTCCCTGTATCTGGGGCGGTGACGGTTTATAACACCGCGACAAATGCAGTCGATTTGGTGTCAGGCTATGTTGTGTCGGGCGCGGCGGTCACGCTTCCTAGTGGCTATGCCACAGGAACAAGCTATGTCGTGCAGTACAAAGCTGCCAAAGCGTTTGTCGCATGGCGTCCTGCTGGCGCGATGGCGCATGATCGTCCGTATGGAGAGCAGCCGCTGCCTAAACGTTTTCGGCTTCAAGCCTTAGACCTTTGGCTGCGCGGGTCGGGGAAGATTTAATGCCGATCAGCTACGACGTTTTCACCACTTTATCGCCAGATGAACTCACGGCCGCAGCGCATGAAGTCCTGCAAAAATGGATCGCTTTCGCTATGGGAGAGGAGTCTTTAGCAGGCTATCGCGTCCTCAATCCAACCGGCCGAATGGCCTCCAATATCCGCGTCGAAGACCGAGGACCTAATCACATCGCTGTGATCGCTGACTCGCCTGAAGCTGAGATTTTGGAAGAAGGCCATAAAGAAATCGACCTAAAGCAACACCTCATAGGTGGGCGCGCTTACCCAATGCACCGTGGGACTGGAACGCCGATTTATAACCCAACCATGGGCGGGAGGGCTGCGAATGTCTGGGCCGTGCCAAGAGCGGCTGGATTTAACGGTGTTGCTAGGATACCATCAGTGATTACGGCGGAGAACGCTGATAGCTGGATTATCCCGGCCATGACGGCGTGGACTCCGGCTTTTCATTTAAGCGAATTGCTTAGAAATGGAGAACTTTAATGGCTCTTTGTAATCGAACAGGCTGCACGCACGAAGCGAAATGGGCGCCCAAGCTTAACGTCCCTATTCTCGGGCTCTCACCCGATCAGCAAGCCCCAATTTCAGGCATCATCGGCCTTAAGCTGTGTGACGCCTGTATCGATCTCGTGAAGCCCGAAGACTTTGACAATCTGCGAGAGCTGTTTACACAACTCGTGCAAGGCGAGCTTGAGACTGATTGGGATCGTGCTTTCTTTACCAAGGTCGCTCTCGATAGTGCAGAGTATGAGCTGTTCTTACTAACCACCTCTTCCCCTGCTACCAGCACCGAACGCCTTGTTCCACGTGGCCTCGCTGATCCTCGTGCGCCATTCCCTCGCGCTCTCCCTCCAAGTGCGTTTAAAAACTAATGACCGCTCCGCAGCTCACAGCTTACGTGATCCCGTCTGGCGGCGTGATCTCTCTCACGATCAACGGCGCTGTGAGTGGGGCGGCGTTGCTTGAACGAGCGGTTTCGGGACAAGCGTTTTCTCCACTCTATAGCGGTTCTGCTCAGGCGCTCTATATCGATGCTGGGGACTTTCTCCCTGCTCCACTCGATCCCACAAAGTTCTATCAATATCGCTACACAGACATAACCGGCACGACCACAACTCCCTTTATCCAGCCTGCTTCAACTCTCGCTGTCCAGCCCGAACCAATCATCGAGCTTCTTATTCGTTTAATCCAAGGAGGCATAAACAGCCTCACGCTTCCGGTTGGGATTAAAAAAGCCGAAGTCACGCAAGCTATGCCTTTGGGCGGTAGCATCAACATGCCTTTGGTCGTTATCAATAACGACCTAACACAGCAGGGCGCTGTCCCAATTGGGCAGTCTGTTGCACCCACTCCCGCTATCGATACGCCCGATGGTTCGATCCCTGGGTTCACGTTTGTTGGATTTGCAAAGCGCACCTTCCGAGTCTCAGTGCTCTCAGCCAACGCTATTGAGCGGAATTTCTATTCTGATCTCATCGTTGGGATTTTCGAAAGCTCCTACCAATACATCCTCCAGCCACTCGGAATGGACGTCACGCATTCCTGGCAGGTTTCACGCGGGCAGGTGGCGACTGATCGTTTGGGCAAGGCTCCGGGGTTTTACTATTCAGACGCGGTACTGTCGTTTGAGGGAACGCTGAATGTTACATTCATGCCGACCTATGGGATTATCACGAAGATCACAACTACGGCCGTAACGGATGACGGCGTGGAGACGGTTACGCGTGTTCCGCTGGGAGCTTGAGGCTATTTAGCGTTTTTGTAGACAGTGCTGCCTATTTTCACGCTGTTGACTTCCAAACTTCCGAATAGTGGGTCGTTAGGATGCCGTTACCCTCCCCAGACCTCTAAAGCTTCTGCTACGAAGGCCGCAATATCTTCGTCTGACGCTTCAGACGGAAAAGCTTCAACGTTAACGATTATGCTGCGCGAACGTGACATAGGAAAATTCCTTACTTTATCGGTTGAATCACAAGCTGGCGAATAGCAGCAGCTTTATCTTCTGGAATAGGCGTTTTCTTTGTAGCCCAACGCCAGGCAGTTATGCGGTGGACGCCGATACAGCGCCCAAGTGATGCCTGCCAGTCGTGGCCGAACACCTTTCGTCCAATACGCTGAAGCTCACAGGCTGTCATTTTCTCAAAGCTTCATAAGCCTGTTTTGCGGCTACCGCGTCTTGCAAAGTTCTCCACTGTCCATCACAAACTCTTGTTCGCGGACCATCAGCACATAGAAAAGTTTCGATCAACCTGAACGGATAAACAACTCTTTCAGTTTCCACTTGCTGAAAAATGTCGATTCTGGAGACGGTGGTGAACATTGAGCGGCTTCCTCTTTTCGTCAATGCAACATGTATTGCATTAGCTATGGGCTGTCAACTGCCGCGCTGAAGGGAGGAAGGGGGCTTGACAAAGCGCTTTTTCCGTTTTAGCTTTCTGCTGTTCCCGTACCCTTGTGCGTACAGAACCCCCCAAGACCCCGGAAGCTCCCAGCCCCCCTGATTGCTTCCGGGGTTTTTGTTTCCCCTCCAGCCCTTAGCCCCCTACCCGCTATTGGCCCTTCCCCTCTCCTCCCTCTATAATCTCCCGCTAGGAGCCCTCTTCCAGCGGTTGATTCGCCATGTCCGACACCCCTAATCCCCCAACCGAACAAGCCTTTCCGGTCCCGTTGGCGCGATTCTTGCCTTCCCTAAAAGGCACGGCGGATGAAATCTGGGGGCGGCTTCTAAAGCTCGAACACGGCTCAGAAAAGCACACGTTGGAAGAATGGCAGGCTGTCTTGGCCGCGCTGCGCAATCAGGAGGTCTAACCCGTGCCAAATATGAACGTTAGCTTCAACGGGCAGACTCTCGTAATTCCCGGCGCTTATTATGCCGATAACGTCGCAGCGGCTTTGTCGCCTGCTCCTGTCACCACGCCTCCTCTGATTCTCATCGGTTATGGCTACGGCCAGAAGCCCTTTGTCCCGGCCACCTATCTCACGCCCCAAGACCTTCTCACGGCGATCCGTGGCGGTCCTGTGTCGGGCTTTGTCCCCTTCCTAACCAACCCCTCGCCTGTACTTAATGGCGCACAGCAGGTTACCTTTATCAACGTAGGGGCGAACACACAGTCTTCCTTAACACTGCTCTCCGGCACGTCAGGCGTTGTCAGCCTTCAATCGACCAATTATGGCCTGCCGTCCAATCTGCTTCAGGCTGAGATTCAAGCAGGCTCCTTGGCCGGTCGCCAGATGACCCTCTATGACGGCTACGGCAACAAGACTGCCGCTGGCGACAATCTAGGTGTGCCTTTCCAGCTTGCCTATACCGGCACTTCTTCGGGCGTCAGCTACAGCGTCATTGTCTCGGGTGGGGTGGCTACGACCTTTACGACCACAAGCCCTCACGCGGGCGAATCGCTCACGATCCCGCTCGGGCCGGGCAATTACAGCACCATTGCTTCGCTGACCGGGTATCTGAACGGGACGGGCTTCTACAACGCTACAGTCATCAGCAACGGCAATCTGCCAGCAACAAACTTGGACGCGATTGCTTCTGGCGCGCTGGCTTCTGGAGCCGCAGCAGTCGGCGTCACGGCAACCTTGGGCGATATCGTCTATTGGGTTAATAACAACGCGCTTGGACTGGCTACAGCGGCTATCGCTAGCGGCGTTACGTCCTCGCCTGCTGTGCAGCCTTCGTTACTCCCCCTGACTCCTTTCTCTGGCGCTACGAGCGTTCCGCCAACCCTAAGCAACTACGCTTCTGGCTTTAACGTTGCCCTCGCTATCCCTGGCTGGGCGGTCTTTGCGGATTCCAATGCTTCAGGCGTCAATGCGCTTGGAACCCAGCACGTCATCACGGCGAGCGAGACAGTTAACGGACAATGGCGCCGGTTCTTCTCTGGTTCCAGCTTGGGCGATTCGGTCGCGAATGCTGTACAGGCGGCTCAAAATGCCAACGCTTATCAAAGCACCTATGTCTATCCAGGCATCTACGCCGTCGATACGACCACAGGTGTTAACACGTTGTTCGACGGGCACCATGCCGCTGCCGCTGCGGCTGGCATGGCCACAGGCAATGCCGTCACCACGCCTTTAACAAACAAAGCTATCACTGGAACAGGTATTGAGATCGCTTTGACGCCCTCTCAGATCAATCAGCTCCAGCAAGCGGGCGTCATGCCGATTTGGGTTCCGCTTCAAACCAGCGTCCCGACAATTGTGTCTGATCTCACAACTTGGCAGAACGATGCCAATCCTGAGAACGTGTTTAATCAGCAAGTCGCCTGTCGCCAGTATCTGGCTTATTCGCTGGTGAACGCAACGCAGCCTTACACTGGCACACAAGCCGATCCGCTTCGTGAAGTTAAGATTCTCAACGCCGCAAAGGCGATGCTGAACGCGCTTATGTATAACTCGGGAAATGCTAATGGCGTTCTCCTGGCGTGGTCTCCTTCGTCCTTGACGCTTGTCTACAATGGGCAGCAGCAGGTTGCTGCGCTCCGTGTTGATGTGCAGTTTATCGGCCAGAACCGCTTCATCACCACGCAGACGAACATCTTGCCAACCTCGTTTACCCTCAGCCTGAACGGCCAATAAGGAGCTGATGAAACATGCCTGGATTCAGTCCTCAGCAGCTCAATTACCAAGCTCGGAACGCCAATTCAGCGGTTATTCTAATTGGTGATCAGCCGCTTGCGTTCGCACAGACAGTAAACCATCGCTTTGGCTTGGGAACGGAAGTCCTTTATGGCGTTGGTAGCGCCAAGCCGCAGGAAATCCAACAGCTTCGCGATTCCCCTGAAATCACTATCGACAACTTCTCGCTCACCGATGCAGGCGCGGCGATTATCCAAAACAGCGTTGTCTTCGCCAGCATCATCGCAAACAACCAGTTCAATATCTCAATCGTTGATGGGATTAAGAACGTCGTCCTTTATACCTACGTCGGCTGTACAGCCCGCGACTTCAGCGAATCCATCGCTGCCAACCGCCCAATCACCGATGCCATCAGCTTCGATGCTATGGACGTGCTCGACCAAACTGGCCAATCGATCCTCAACGGCCCGAATGCTTTCTCAATGCCGGGCTCGGTAGGCGTTTCTGTGCAGGGGGGCCTTGGGATCAGCCTTTCGCTCTGATACAGTTCGCGCTCCCTACGGTCCCATAATCTAAAAAGGTGAGCTAATGGCTGAGAAATTGCAGACGACTCTGATTGTTCCGTACAAGGACGATAATTTCGAGTTCAAAATTCCTAGCATTCATAACGAGATCGCTATTGGCTCGCGTATGTCCAAGCTGCGGGCGGTTATCGATCCTGACTGGGATGGCTTCTCTATGGGACTCGACGGCGGCACGCAATACAGCCTCCGCGCTTGTGCGGCGTTTGAGCTTCTTTTGCAGAAAAGCTCGGCAAAATGGCCCTTCTCGCCCGATGATATTGGCGCGGTGAAGGTTGATTCCTCAAAATTCCCTCCCGAAAATGCCGCCGATGTCGTCCAGGTGTATCAAGCGTATCAGGAAAAGCTGACTTCCTTTCGTTCGGGAGGGGCTCCCGGTAACAACCCCCTTACTGACAAAGTTGTGGAAAGTCAGCCGAGTTCTTAACAACATCTCGCCTTTTGCTGACGAGCTTTTGCAGCACTCGGAAGCACAGCTTGATTTCATTCTGGAAATGTACGCGAAGGACAATCCAGAGGAAGTCACGTTTGTGCGCGCCGATAAACCAACTCCGCTGACTGCGACAGAAAGCATGGCGGAGTGGGAGTGCAGGCTGCTGGGAAAAGCCAAGCAGGACTTTTGGGGGATGTTCATGCCGAGCGCTGCTGTGTTACAAAAGGCAGCACAGATGACACAGGCTGGCGCGAAGCTGGCCGCAGCGGCGAAGCAGTCTTAGATGCCCACGATTAACATACACGGGGGGAGTGGCGCGGACAGTGGTGGAGGAGGCGCGCGTGGGGGTGGAAACATGGGCGGTGAACCGGCTTCTAACAGCGGAGGGGCCAGTAGTGGTTTCACCAAACGCATACAAATTACGGCTGAACAGGCTTCGAAAGATGAATACAACCTTCGGCAGACCATCAACACTTACAATGCAAAGGTAGAGAAGCAAGCAGAAGACAAAAAGCTTCGCGCAATAGAAAAAGCAAACACTGAACAGCTTCGTGCAGAAGCAGCCGTCAGCCGAAAAAAGCTCCGGGACGAAGCAACACAAGCACGAAAAGACGCCAAGGAAGCGTCTGATCTAAAACGTTCCGAACGTGAACAAGCGCAGCAAGAAGCGCGTGTTGAAAGAGACAACACGCGGCGCACCGCACGCATGGAACAGCGTGAAAAGCGCACTGAGCTTGAACATGTGCGCGCACGAAACCGCATGTGGCGTGATCTCTCTATCGGCGGGCTGGCTGTCAGCGCGCTTGGTGGGGGCGGCGTCAGAGGCATGGCAGGGGGCATCGGCGGCCTTGCTGGTTACGGCATTGCTAAAATGGCCGGGGCTGGTGCAGGAGCAGCCGGGCTGATTGCCGAAATCGTTGGTGAGATCGTTAAGACGTTGGTCAACCCAATGTCGGCAGCTTACGGCGCGGCGAAGCCTTACTTTGATTATCAGACTTCAGCTTATTCGCTTGGGCGTTATAGCGGAAACTCCGGCGCAGGAATTGAACGTAAGCTTTATCCAGGCGCATATCGTTCACAGCCTTGGATGGAGGAATTAGGCTCCTCTGCGCCTGAAGCTATCAAAAGCCTTTCTTCGCTTGGTGTTGCACCGCAAGGCAATCCGGCTGAGCTGAATCAGCTAGCCGAAACACTGCGCCGTAGCTCCCTATCCCCCGCCTTTACAAACATGGCGCCTGGGACTGTTGAGTCTCTCGTCGGTAAAGGCGCGGGCTACGGCTTAACAACGCCAACAGCTGGAGGGGCTGAATCATACCTCAAGCCCTTCATGCACGTTGTTGAAGAAGCAAATGTTAAAGGACTCGACAGTTCTAAAGTACTTGAGTCCATGCAAGGCTCGCTTGAAACAATCGCCAAGTCTGACAGCTTAGGGGCTTCCCCTGCTGCAATTGCCGCCATGCTACGCCAAAATGCTATGACTGGAACGCCTGGAGGGCTAACCGGCGCTTCAACGCTTGCTACACAGCAAGGCATGACAGAGACGCTTTCTAATGTCACAGCACATCCATCACTTCTTACAGCGTTGCTCTCACAAATTGGTCGCTTTGGTAATTTAAAGTCGGCCAAAGATGTAAAAGCCTTTATTGGTGAAGAGAATTATAACGCGGCTTCTCCTGAGATGCGCGACATTGTAATCGCACAAGCTGTAAAAGCTGCGCAAGCTGAACGCTACCCAATAGCAGTGGGAATTCTCACTTCTGCCTTTATGCAATCCAATAAAGAGCGCGCCTTTGAGATACTTGATCCTTTTGTAAACTCCATAACAGGTGGCAATAGTGATATGAAACCGGGCATATTGTCCGGTCTTACAGGTGCTACGCAAGATACAACACGATCATATAGTTGGCTGCCTAAAGGCATTGAGGCTGCTTTTGCGCGTTATAATGGCGGAGGCAAAGGGCCTGGGCGTGAAGTAAACGTAGCCTATGGAAAATCAGTTGCTGAAATTTATAAGAAGAACTTTGGCATAGCTCCTGGTTCTGGAAAGTTTGACAAATCTATAGGGCTAGACAAATACAAAGACATGCTGCTTAAAGCAGGAATGGCGCCTGATCTCGCGCCTGAATTTGCGCGTGCTGGTTTGTTTAGCGAGACAGACCCTCTTTCTTTGGCTGCTATAGCCGCAAAGGAAAGCGAAAAGCACGGAGAAGGTTTAGTCTCTAAGATCAATCCAAATGTCGGCTTCGTGCATAACGATAAATACAATAGCGATGACTTTGGCATGATGCAGATTAATAGTGCAAACTGGGGTAGATATCCCGGCGCACTAAGAAGCGTAAGCGGGAACTTGGCAACAGGCGCTGATATTTTCAGACAAAGCCTTGGCATGGGCACACAGCCTCTGCCGCTTAATTTGCCAGTAGGCGCTAATCGCGCTTATGCGGAAAAGGCCACAGGTGATTTGACGGAAGCTAATGCTGCTATTCACACGCTTATTCCTGCTGCTGAGACAGCGATCAAAGGCTTAACGTCTGCTATTGATGGAATGACCAAGGCGGCTAAAGGCTTTTCGGCCCTTTGGGCAGATACTAGCAGCCGCCGCGGTTATAGCACTCCTGGCTGGAGTCCGCTTGAAAGACCGCGGCCATGAGTCCTAACGGTACGGCTTTTGATTTTTGTACAGTGGATATTTACCCGTTTGAGGGCGGGCCTTATTCGTTTTCGGGTGCGGCTGTCTTGGAAGTCATTACGAACAAAAGGCTCAAAGAGGACGTTGGGAGCTTTAAAATTGTTCTCGCGCCGACTGTTTTTGGTAACGGCTTATCAGCCGCTCAAATTCTAACCCCTATGTCACTTGTTGTTATCGGGATGCAACGCGCCGATAAATCAGCAGTCACAATGCTTGGCTTTATCTCGTTAGTTGAAGAAGGGCAGGTATGGCAGCCTGAAAAATCAGTCGTGCGTACAATCACCATAACCGGCCCTGATATTGCGTACTATTTTATGATGGAAGACTATTACACACTATGGGTCCTAACAGCAACGGGGGCGCTTTTACAGGGTGGAAACGCTGCGGGTTTGCTATCAGGTGAACCTGACGTGATGGGGAAGACATGGTATGATACGATCATGACGGAAGGTGTTTTTAAGGATACTTCTATTTCGTACAAGAAGGCTAAAGTAGCATTCAAGAATCTCTATGCGACACGCTTTGACAAGTTCAAAGTCTACGTGCCGTACTCAGACTATTTTCTAGGGATCAACGGTGCCTGGATGGCAAAATACCGTGCGATTTTTCCGTTTCCCTTTTACGAATTCTTCGTCACCACAACAGCGCCTAATACTTTTAGCGCCCTATCAGGTGGAACAGCTTTCGCAACAGTTGGCTTAGGCGCGTCTGTCACCGCTACACCGGCCGTTATTGCACGCCTAAATCCTTTGCCTCAACTTGTGACCTCTATAAAAAGCAGCCTTCCGTCATTTGATTCTATCGATACATCAGCGTGGCAGAAGCTTCCTAATTTCGATCTTGAAGGTGTTGGCTTTATAAGCTCACACATTTCTTTCTCAGAATCAGAAGTCTATAATTTCTACACTATAAACCCCACATGGCTTATGGGGCAGAATGGCGATTCAAATTCAAACCTACGCCAATACATTTTCAATTATGAAGCTGGAATAGATTGGGCGTCAGTAACACGTTATGGTTATCGGCCATGGATGCAGACGATCTCGTGGTTTGCTGATATTACAGGGCAGATTGCGCAGCAAACAGGTAAAAATGCGACACTGCCAGAAGTCATGGCGACTGTGCTTGGGCAGCTTTGCGGCTATTACGAAGCCATGCCTCTTATGGCTAAAGCGGATGTCTCGACGTGGCTGCGGCCTGATATTGAGATCGGAACGCGCTTTAGCTACGCACCTTATCGAGACGGAGTGCTGTGGGATTTTTATATCGAAGGCGTTACGAACCATTATGTCTTTGGCGGCCCTTCGATGACGCATCTGACGCTTACGCGCGGGCTGCCTTCAGCTATCTATAACGATTCAAGCACAACTGGCGTACTCTTCAACATGCACATTGGAAACGCACAGCGTATAGGAGGGGAGTACAAAGTCGGACTGCCATCTGGATCAGGCGACTTCCTAAAAGCACTCCCCTCTAATAAGTTTGCAGAGCAAATGATTACGCTGGACAACCTGTACCTGACAGCACAGGGAACTCAGTCGCCACCAACTCCTTAAAACGTTTGATGTTGTGATACGCTGAGGACTCTAAGTCAGCGGTCGAAGCTAACACGCCATCAATGATTTTATCGATTGTGGCTGTTGGGAGCGTCTCAAAAGACAAGTTAGCACGCTGTGCCCGACCGTCATTGACCGAATAGCTGCGGATGTCCGTCCCGCCTTGATAAACGATTTTAGGAAGTGTGCGCGTTTTGGCAAAGACGCGTTTTTGCACTGCATCGGCGGCAAATGAGACGCCAAGGTTGAACGAGAGAAGATTGTAAATCCCAACGACCTTTTTATCCTCCAGCGCATTCGCATACGCAATGCAAGCGCTATCGATGTCTAAGATTGGGCGTTCGGCCATGTTGTCAAAGACGGAGATGGTTTGTTTTTTGATTGCGTCCTTGACCATAGCGTTAAGCAGAAGGTCGTAACGCATTCGAGGACTCGGGCCGCAGACTGTCCCCATGCGGAAGAGGACGACACGCATCTCGTGGCAATACTGCTGGATAATCCCTGTTTCGGCGATAAGCTTAGAGACGCCATACGGCGAGAAAGTCTGAGGCTGGCTGTCTTCGCGAACACGTTCTTCCGTTCGCCCATACACAGAGCACGAGCCGCCATGAATGAAAAGCTTAACGCCTGCCTGCCGTGCAATATAGGCTAGATAGCTTGGGAGTGCAGCGTTAAAAACGTAATTAGAGAAAGGCGCCGTATCGGCCATAGGATCGTTGGAGAGCCCGGCGAGGAAAATCACAGCGTCAAAAGGCTTAAGGTCTTCGGCCTTGAGCGCGCCAGCGTTGACTTTTTGCTTCTTGACAGCTTTCGGCAGATGATCTCCAAACCAGAAGAGGTCGAAAACCGTAACCTCATGCCCTCGTGCAAGCAGCACGGGAGCGAGCACTGAACCGATGAAGCCAGCGCCGCCAACTATTAAAACTCTCATGGTTTCCTCGCTTTTTAGCCATAGCCGTTGTTTGACAAAGGACGAATTTGCTACCATATTGCCTCACAACAGACAACGTCTTAGCGAGAGGGATTTGGGAAATGCTACGCACAAGGCTTATCCACCCAGGCGGCGTTACAGTCATTACCCCTGAGCGCCTTTACCGAGACCACCGCGGGTTCTTTCTCGACGCTAGGCGTTCGAATGAATACATGGACTTGACGACTGGCTTGGAATTCGTCCAGTCCAATTTCTCCGTCTCTGTGCCGTTTACGCTAAGAGGGCTGCATTATCAGCTTGGACGGCCTATGCAGGGTAAGCTCCTCCGTTGCATTTCAGGAAAGATTTTCCAAGTCTCTGTTGATGTACGAGCTGGTTCGCCAAATTTCGGAACGTGGGCTGGGGTTGTTCTCGACGGCGTGGCTAACGAATCAGTCTGGGTGCCACCTGGGTTTGCTAATGGCTTTTTCGCCTTCGAGCAAGGTGCGGTTGTTCATTACGACATGACAGCTTATTACAGCCAAGAGCTAGAACGCGCGGTGCGTTGGGATGACCCGGTGATTGGGATTCAATGGCCGATGGGGATTGGCGCGCAGGTGGTGCTATCGGCGAAAGACCGCGTTACGCCGTTGCTGTCTGAAGCTGAGCCTTGGGAGTAGGGAAATGCACGTTTTGGTTTTTGGCGCCAAAGGACGGCTTGGGAAGCGTATTGTTGAAGAGTTTGGAGCGCACGGCCATAAGGTCAGTGGTGTGAGTCGGGAAGACCTTGACCTGAGCTATTCTCCTCAAATCCGCGGTTTCGTTTCAGAATACAACCCTGATCTCGTGATTAACTGTTCGGCTAAGAATGGCTTGGAACAGTGTGTAGCTGATCCTGAAGAAGCTTTTCTCCTCAACACGCTTGCCCCGTTAGAAATGGCTCTTGGGGCACGCGATTGCCAAGCCTCGTTCGTTCATTTCTCTACTGATTACGCCTGTTGCTCTAACAAACTCACACCCTCGACAGGTGTTCCTTGGGGAGTCTATGGCATTTCTAAATACTGCGGAGAACAAGCGATTTTGGCTTTGCGGGCGCCGGAACATTTTATCTTCCGGCTGTCTTCTATTTACGATAGTGCTGACATGTGCGGATCGCTAGACGCTATTAAGCAGTATCGTGCTGGCAAAGGGACAGTTGAAAACCCGATCAAAGTCTTGAAACAGCTTACGACACCAACCTCAACACGCCTCATTGCACACAAGATGTTTGAAGCTTTGGAATTTGTTAACAAGTCCAAGCAGCCGCTTGGGGGACTGTACAATCTCGTGACTTGGGAGCCTGTCTGGAAAGACTTTTTTGCTTTGAAGGCGCTTTCTTTATATGAAGCTGTTTCTGGAGCTAACGTGCGAACTGGAACGTTGGCTAATCCGCGTCCGGCTTATAGCGTTCTTTCCAACAAGACCTTTTGTGAGACGTTTGAGCTTAAACTCCCTACGGTTCTGGAAGACTTGGAAAACGAGTATCTGCTCTGGGCACATGATGAGGTGTAAGGAACACTAAAAAATGCAAGGACTCTCCTTCGCCCTAGCACGAGTCACAGCTCTCAGCCCCCCGCGTGGGCTTCGTGTGCTTTTTCAGTCCACCGGCCAGGAGCTTGCAGCAGATGTCCTTATGCTGCTCGATTACGCAGACGCTGTGCGTGTTAAACAGAAACCCTTACCTCAAATCGGCTCTTGGGGAGTTGTCATCTTCCCTTATGGCGACATTCGTAATGGAATTTGGCTAGGGGCTTATCTCCCCAGCGGCCTGGACGCCATGACCGCTACACAGGCAAGCGGCTCAGCCCCAACTGATCCCTTTATCGATTATGAATCCACCTTCTCGGGGCATTGGCGGTTACTCGACGGCTTAGGAAATCTTGCAGAGCAGTTTGCTGATGGAAGCTATATTGTAGCCGCCTCGGGAACTACACTCCCTACCGCCTATCGCCACACAGTAGACGCAAGCAACGCACAGCAACGAATTCCTTTCACATATGCAGAACGTGTCACGGCGCCTCCTTCACCTTTCAATTTCTTTTTCAAACACGCTACCGGAACAACAATCGAGGTTGATACAAGTGGAAGCGTGGCAGTCTCCGGCGTTTCAGCTTTGAATATTGTAATTGGCGGCACAACGCTATCGATTGGCAACACAGGAACAGCCACAATCGCGCTTGCTGGCGGCGACAAGCTTAATATCACCCAAGGTGGCAGTTCTCCGTCCGATTTCCTAACGCTAGTCTCTAAGCTTATCGATAAGTTCAATAATCACACGCATAAGCTTGTGCAAGCTGGAACAGCCAACAGCGGCACACCGACGACAAATCTCTCAGCCTCAGACATCTCCAGCACCATTATCGGTATCTCAGATTAGGCTGATTCTGTAGTACCCTAGCCGCATTATGGCTTCAGGCTACTATCGCTATAGCGACTCACATACGTCGATCCGAGCGACCTTGCAAACCGCGTGGGCGAGTGGGGTGTTTTTGCCTGCCTGGGAGCACCCAAGCGCTTATCAGCTTAACGCTGGCGTCATTGCGACCACGGCAGTGTCAGGTAGCACAGAGCTTGGCTTTGCTGGCGTAGCCCCTAGCGGTAACGTCGGACTCTGGCTTCTGCCTTTTTATGGGCCACTTAGCCTTTACAACATGAGCGGGATCGTTAACGCTTATGTTCCTCCAAATGCAGCCATTGTTTTTACAGGACTCGGATCACTTAGTACAGTCCCTTACGCTGTTGATGCGTCGGGAAATATCTACACGCTAGCTGAAAACACGACAACTATCGACATTCTTAGTCTCTATGACGTTCTCTCTACAGCCGATCTCTTTGCGTCATCTGGACTTGGGACGAGTGGGTTAGTCGCAATTGGAACCTTTGGCTCTCCGGCTCTAACACTGTCCGGCCAAGGTAATAAGCTTTACACGTTATCAGCAACAGCTAGCGGCATAGGCACTGCCACGATCTCAGGAACAGGTTCAGGCGCTGTTGTGACTAGTAGCCTCATCGCTACGCCTATGCCTGTGCCAAGCTGTCTAGCTGTCAGCGGAAGCCTTATTGCTGTAGGCGGTTGGGGGACAATGACTATAAGCTCTGGCTTTTCAGCGCTTGCGGCTAATCCTCTAAACAACACTTCCTTCATTGGAGCAACGCCTGCTGTTTCAGCTATCTCGTATTGGCAGCTCAATGGTCTTAACGGCTGGGCTGAAACCCAAACGCTAAGCGGTATTGGGAGTCTAAACGCCCTAGCGTGGTCTTCTATCGGGAACACACTACTTGGAACTGATTCCATCAATAACGTCCTAAGCGTGTTTAACTACACGTTCGGCTCGCTGACGCGTTCTCAAACTCTTGCTCTTAGCGGTGCAACCGCTGTTGGCCTCACGCCTAACGCAACAAAAGCGCTCGCTTGTCAGCCAAGCTTAAACACCGTAACGTCTTTGAGCCTAGGAGGTTCAACCTGGGCACTAGGCGCACCGCTTTCGATTGCTAAAGCTAGTTCGGTTTTCTTACCTACGGCCTCTACCGCAGTTGTAGGGGCAAGTGGCGCGTTGGTTAATTTACAATACACGTTAGGAGCCTGGGTGATTGGAGCTTCAACGACTCTCTCGTTCACACCCTCTTATCTTGCGAGTGATTCCCTTGGAAACATCATTGCCGCTGGAACTCAAGGAGCTAACGGCTATCTTTATACGCAAGGGCTGACAGCTACGTTCTCAGGATCAGTTGTTGGATTGTTTTACCAGCAAGGCCAATACGTGATCGCTGATGGCACTAATTCACGTCTGCGTGTGTTCAGTTTATTCGCTGGTGCGCTTACAGAACAGAACGATTACCAAGGGCCAAACAGCTTACAAGCCTTAAACGCAACATCGATCATATCACCGATCACTGTCGCTACAACGATCATCGCGGCAGGAAGCGGTGCTACGGAGTTTTT